GCAGTTCGCCGCAACAACGCTCGTGACGAACGGGTTATGCCACTTCCTGGCGTTTGGGGGTGGGTAGCCTGGTTCTTTGGTCACGATGGGTTCGTCCGCTATGGAGCGGAGAACCCAAAAATCTTGGCCTGAAGAGGTTGACACCCATTGTCGTGCACAGCGTGGTGCCCGACAATGGGGAGGTCGCCTTGGTCAGGCGGGACCAGAGGCGTGAGAGAGACCACGCACTGTGGTGTGTCGATGGCTTCAAGGGTCGGAAAAGTTTTGTGGCTTTTGCCGATTGCACTACGAATCTCCTCACTGCGTTGCGTGAGAGAGTGTTCTACCACATGGTCGAGGGGAAAGTGTGTGTTCCAACCGTGCCAGCTAGGGAGCTGGTGCGGAATACGCTAGCTTCTTTCAAGTCGCTATTTCGTCGTGAGGCGTTCACTTCCATCCCTGTACCTCTTGATTCATATCCGGAGTGTTACAGTGGTTCGAAGCGAGCACTTTACGAGAGGGCGGCGGAGAAGGTCAAGCTGGTGGGGTGGCAAAGGGGGTGGGCAATACTCAAGACTTTCATCAAACATGAGAAGATTGAGTTTGTGTCCAACAAAAGGTTGGTGCCTCGTGTGATCCAACCTCGCACCCCTGAGTTCAACGTCTGTGTCGGGCGTTATCTCAGGCACTTGGAACACCCGATCTACCACATAATTGACAGCTTATGTGGGGGCCCTACAGTGATGAAGGGCTACAACGCATTCGATGTTGGGCAACACTTCAGTGACGCGTGGGCTATGTTCCGCAAACCGGTCGCAGTTGGGCTTGATGCTAGTCGGTTTGACCAGCATGTTTCTAGGCCGCTGCTGGAATGGGAGCATAGTATCTATCAAATGTTCTATACCGGTGAAGATGCGAAGCAGTTGGCAAAGTTCCTTGAGTGCCAGCTTGTGAACAAGGGTTTTGCTTCGACTCCAGACGGTACATTTAGATACACACGTGAGGGTACGCGCGCATCTGGTGACATGAACACAGCTTTGGGAAACTGTCTGATCATGTGTGCTATGGTGCATGCCTTCATGGCTACTGGCCACGTGTCCAAGTGGAGGTTGATCAACAACGGTGACGACTGCGTTGTGATCGTGGAGGAGGAAGACCTCCCGGCTTTCGAACATCTAGACCGTTTCTTTAACGTTCTCGGGTTCATCATGACTGTCGAGGAGCCTGTTCGTGTGCTCGAACAGGTTGAGTTCTGTCAAACCCACCCGGTTTATGACGGGTGCAAGTGGCGCATGGTTCGCAACGTGCGCACTGCGGTTTCAAAGGACAGCACCATGCTATCTGGATTTAAGTCGGATAAGGAGTGGGCTGCGTATCGGTACGTCGTCGCTCAGGGTGGTCTTGCCCTGTGCAGCGGTATGCCAATGATGCAGCAGTACTACCTTACTTTGGGGCGGGGTTCTTCCGCCGGCAAGATTCAAGATCACCGCATTCTTGAGTCGGGCTTCATGCAAATGGCCAAGGGACTTGAGTCCAAAGTAGCACCAATCACCGACGAAGCACGTGTCTCCTTTTGGCGCGCATTTGGTATTACACCGAGTGAGCAGTGCGCCTGGGAGGACACTTTTGCGGCAGCTCCCCCTATGACAACCACTCATGTGGAGGGGGGGACGGACTGGTGGGAAATTTGATCCCGATCAGCCCGCTGCTTACGCTAAATCCTTGCGTACGCACAAATTGGGTCACCATCATAGAGAGCCAAACGCCCTTTGGGGGGCTAACCAAAATGCCAAGAGACTGCACGGCTCTGCGCAAGTTGGTGGTGATGTACAGTCCCGGTCGCACGTCCGGTATCCAATACAACATGCAAAGGAAACCTCGTCTTCGGACAAAACCCTTTGGTGCCAGGTCAAGGGCACCTCGTCGCGAGTTTGGCGAGACTCGTGGTGACTCTTCAGCCATTCAGCAGCGTTTTGCTCCCGCTGCTGTCTCAACCTCAATTGGGGCAAGACAGTCTAGGATTGTGACCTTCTCGCGGAGTGAGGTTTGTGCCGCGCTGCCGTTTACGGCGGGCGCCTTCAACCTCACCACGGCTTTGAGTGGTCGCAATCTGGTTCATCCAGGGAATCCGCTTCTTTTTCCCTGGCTCAGTAACGTTGCTCCTTGCTACGAGAAGTATCGCGTTCGCAAGTTGGTTTTCAGGTACATCAGTGGTAATCCCACTGTTGCATCTGGCCTTGTCTTCATGGCGGTGGACACGGACCCCTCAGATCCTCTACCTTCGAATGTTGGTGAGGTTATGGGGAATATCAACAGTGTGAGCGGTTCTATCTGGCAGGGAGTCAGTCTCTCCGTGTCGGCTCGGGATTTGATGGCAGGCTTGGAATGGCGCTTCACGGCGTCTCACCAGGCGGTCGTTGAACCTCGTACAACCTACATGGGCCAGCTGCTTTGTGCTGCGGACGGTGTGGATGCCGACCGTAGTGTGACGCTGCAGGTTGAGTACGAGTTCGACTTTATGGTCGAGCAAGTGCCAGAGATTGGAGAGCAAGTGTTGACACAGACGAATTACGGGGTTGATCCGGCTGGTAATATTCCGACACTTCGCATGGGCGCGGGCATTGCACAGGTTGTGATGTCCGGCACTGGTGCGCCAGTCTTTACTGGGCTGCCTGCTCTTTCAGGCACTCTCAACGCTATTGACCTTGGACCATACCCGTCTGGTGAGTTGTTCACCAGGGCGCGTACCACGAAGGCCGCAACACTGCTCAGCACGCTTCTTGCAGGTGCTGACACTGATGTGGTTATGATTGATAACCTAGGTGTTTTCCTGGGTTATGCTTCGGGCTCTGGCCCGACAGTCATGACACGCGCGGCGGGTGCTGAGACAGGCACTGGTTTGACGGTTGAAGGTGTCCAGGG